GTATTGCAGAAGCAACTCCTATCAACAATGGTGATGGTAGTTGGTCTTATGAATACAGACCTGCTTATGGTATGAACATAGATAGAATTGATAACCAAGTTACCAATTACTATAGAAGTACTTACCGCTTACAACTTGGACTTAAATACGTTTTCTAAACGAATCCAAGAACAGAATAAAGGGTGTTTTTTGGCACCCTTTTTCTTGACTTCTAATCCATATGGCAGTATAATAAGTTTATGGATCACTACAATACTCTTGGCGTACAACGAGACGCGACAGAACAGGATATAAAGAAAGCATACCGCAAACTTGCGAGTAAGCATCATCCTGATAAAGGTGGTGATCAAGAACAGTTTAAAAGGATACAGGGAGCATATGAAGTTCTAAGTGATCCAAACAAAAGGGCTCAATATGATAATCCTAATCCTTTTGAACAGTTCGCAGGTGGCGGAGGCTTTGGTGATATATTCGGAGATATATTTGGACAACGTAGGCAGCCAAGTAGAAACCCTGACGGAGTAGTAGATGTTTCTATTACATTGTTGCAGGCTTATACAGGTACTGATATAGTTGTAAATACTGGATACGCAAACCTTACTGTTAAAATAGATCAAGGATTAGATGTAGGCTCTAAATTAAGATTAAGTGGCAAAGGTCCTGTTAGATATAGGGAACTTCCACCGGGCGACTTGATTGTGAGAATTCATATTGATGCTCCTACAAATTGGGGGAGAGATGGAAGACACCTCTTTCAACGATTTAATATCAATGCCATTGATGCTATGACTGGGTGCGAAGTTATTATAAGACATCTAGATAACAAAAGGTATACACTAACGGTTCCGCCGGGTACTGCTCCAGGCAGTAGATTGAAAATGAAAGGCTTAGGTATGATTAAACCTAACAGTTCTATTGTAGGTGATCTATATATTATTATAGATTTAGATGTGCCCAAGATAACTGACGACGAAGACAAGCAAACTTTAAATAATATTAAGGAAAAACATAATTATGGAAAGCAAGTATATAGATAATATCATAGAAAATGCTGTATCGTTTGCTACTGACAAGAAGCACGAATATGTTACTTTAGAACATATTATGATGTGTCTGTTAGAAGAAGAATCGGTACTTGAATTATTAGATGATATGCACGTTGTATCTAAAAATATTATAGAAGATATAAATCATTATCTAGATGATCCTAACTTAAATGCTTTAGTTTCTACATATGGTGCAAAAGGGTTACCAAAGAAAACTGTAAGCATAGAGAGGGTCATACAACGTTGTCTTGCCCAAGTTATCTTCTCAGGACGAACTGAGATAAAACCACTAGATTTATTTGTAAGCATCTTAAACGAAGAAAACAGTTTTGCTTGTTACTTTGTAAATCTTAATGGTGCTAACAAAAATAATGTAATAGAATTTTTAGAGAATAAATTTAGAAGCAACAAAAATCAAGAACTTTTAGAAGACTTTACAAAAAATTTAAATCACGAAGCACAAGAAAACAAAATAGATAAATTAATAGGAAGACACACGGAAGTAGATGATCTAGTACATATTCTTGCAAGACGTAAAAAGAATAATTGTGTTCTTATTGGAGAGCCTGGTGTAGGTAAAACTGCTATAGCAGAAGGACTTGCAAAAAGAATTGTAGACGGCGAAGTACCAGACGCAATACAGAATAAAATTGTTTATAGTTTAAGTGTAGGTGATATACTTGCTGGCACTAGATATAGAGGTGACTTTGAAGAAAGATTTAAGAACGTATTAGAAACATTAGAAGATAGTCCTAATGCTATTTTGTTTATAGATGAAATACATATGATAATGGGTGCCGGTAGTGCAGGTGGTAGTAGTGTAGACATTGCTAATTTGATAAAACCTATCTTAGGTAAAGGCAAACTACTTACTATTGGTGCAACAACACCAGATGAATTTGCAGATAGTTTTGAAAAAGATAGAGCATTGATGCGTAGATTTGCTAGGCTAGATGTTAAAGAAACTGATATTGAAAGCACTAAACAAATTCTTAAAGGTTTAAATAATTACTACGAAACATTCCACAAAGTTACTTACTCAGAAAGTATATTAGAAAAAGCAGTAGATCTCTGTGATAGATATATTAAGAACAAAGCATTTCCAGACAAAGCATTAGATGTAGTTGATGCCGCAGGTGCTACAGTAAAACTTAGAGGAGATAAGGTAGTTGAACTATCAGATATTGTTTCAGTAATTAGTAAAATATCTAATATAGGTAAAGATGTTGTTGACACTGATAGCAAAGATGGATATAAAACATTAGATAGCAGAATTAAAACAAAAGTGTTTGGACAAGACGAAGCAATAGATAAAATTGTTGAAAGCATAGTTGTAAGTAAATCCGGACTCAGAGAAAAGAATAAACCAATTGGTTCTTTCTTATTTGTAGGACCTACTGGAGTTGGTAAAACAGAAACAGCAAAACAATTAGCAGAAGAACTTGAATCTAAGTTAGTAAAAATTGATATGTCTGAGTACATGGAAAGACATAGTGTAAGTAAACTGATTGGTGCTCCTCCAGGTTATGTTGGACATGCTGAAGGTAAGATGGGTCAAGGACAATTACTTGCAGAAGTAGAAGAGAATCCTAATTGTGTATTGCTGTTAGATGAAGTAGAGAAAGCCGCACCAGAAGTATTACAAGTATTGCTACAAGTAATGGACGATGGCAGACTTACAGGAGCAACAGGTAAAGTTGTAGACTTTAGTAATGTTGTATTACTAATGACAAGTAACTTAGGCGCCGCTGATGCAGAAACAAAGAAAATTGGTTTCGGTGATCAAACTAAATCTAGTGCAGTCAGTAAAGCAGTTGAAAAATTCTTTACACCAGAGTTTAGAAATAGATTAGATTCTGTAATACGATTTAATAAACTAAGTAAAGATCTTATGTTACTTATTGTTGATAAATTAGTAAAAGAAACAAACAATCTATTACAAGAAAATGAAAGTTCAATTACTATTTCATTAACTGATGTTGCTAGACAGCAATTAGCAGAAGATGGCTATGAGCCTAGCATGGGTGCTAGACCGTTAAAACGAGCGTTCGAAGAAAATATTAAAAAGCCATTGAGTAAAAAGATTGTATTTGAAGATCTTAAAGATATCAATATAGAAGTAACATACACAGACACATATGAATTTACAACCAATTGAGTTACGAACAGGGCAACTAGTAACACCTTTAGGTACTAAGTATAAAGGCTTTTCAGTCGAGCCTAGCAGTATTATATTCTTCTATCAGTATCCATATAAGATAAGATTAGAAGGTAATAATACACACTATAATATTCCTGAAATAAGAAAAATGGGTATTGAGTTGTACGATATGTTTACATATTCACATGAATATAAAATTTTTGAAAATACTAGTAGCATAAATTTATATACAAATAATTTAGACGTTATCGATACTGTTATAGAAAATTATGGACATCTTGTTGTAAACATTGTAGGTCCTATCGATAAAGACAATATCAAAATGTTAGAAACTTTTACACCTAGTATAATATATAGAAATAAATATTGGTATAGTAAATACGATACTAAAATAGAATTTTATGTGCCTTATAAAAGTCCTGTTATAGATACAGTAAAACTTAGAGAGGACATTTACTCGTTTGTAAAAGAAAATTTTACAATGGCTCAATGGTACAATTCAAATTCTAGAATATGGGTAGATAACTTTCTGTATTGCAAATCAGAAGATTTAAAAGAAGTATCTGCCTTTTTAAAGATCAATTTTTCTGATTATATTGTAAATATACAGAAGATTCGATTATATTGAGGAGAATATATGTTTTTTAGAAAAGACACAACGTTAGATAGAGAAGCAGTCTTTGAACAATTAAAAATAGATGAAGGTGTTGTATACGAAGTATATCACGATCATTTAGGATTACCAACATTTGGTGTTGGCCATTTGGTTTTAGAATCAGACCCAGAATATGGAAAGCCAGTAGGAACTCCTGTAGATGAGGATAGAGTGAAAGAATGTTTTGAAAAAGATCTAGATACTGCAATATCAGAGTGTGAAGTATTATATGAAGACTTTGGTGATTGGCCAGACGAAGTTCAACAAATATTAGTAAACATGATGTTTAATATGGGCAGAACAAGATTATCAGGATTTAAAAACTTTAAGAAAGCACTTGAAGAACAAGACTGGAAACAAGCCGGCGTTGAAGGCAGAGATTCAAAATGGTACCGACAGGTTACTAATCGTGCTGAACGTTTAATGGAAAGATTAGAAAAAGTCTAAGTGATAAATAGTATTATCATTTAGAGGAATACTATGCCAATAAACAGAAGAAGTATGAACATGTTTGATGCATCAGGCACAGACATGAATAAGTACGGGACAGAAATTAAAGGTGATGCTTATTACGGATATAGTGATGGCTATCATACACTCCAAGTTACTTATGCAGAATTTGTTGGCAGATTTAGAATCCAATGTACATTATCTTTAGAACCAACTAGTACAGATTGGTTTGATTTAGTACCAGACACTACTATATACGGCAGTTTAACTGATCAGGCAGTTGCATATAATCCAGATGGATACATACAATTTAATGCTAATGATCCAGCAACTGGTTCAGCGGCGTATACATTCCAGGGAAACTTTACCTTTGTTAGATGTTATATGGACAGAGAACATATAGGTGATGGCGAAACATACGATTCAAGTTACGGTCAAATCTCCAGAGTAATTCTTTCTGCATAAAGTTGATAAATAGTGTTATAACACTAATTTAGGACAACTTGGATGGCATTTGCAAACACCTTCATAACATTAGATGACGTAGACGTTTCCAGCCTTACTGCTGGTAAATTTTTAAGAGTACGACCAAACGGTAATGTAGAAGTTCATCAAACAGATTTAGAAATGGATATGATATCAGATGTAATTACATCTGGTGCTTATACTCCTAGTGCTGGCCAAGTTCTAGTTTATAATAACGACGGCAATTGGAAACCAGGTACTGCTGATGTTTACAGTATGGGCAATGGTCTTAATAAAAGTGGACTTACTCTAAATGTACAAGCAGGCAGTGGCGGTGGACTAACTGCAAACAGTAATGGTGTTTATATTGCAGACATTTCTAATATTGCTGGAACATACGGCAATAGTTCTTATGTACCTACAATTACAGTAAACAGCAAAGGACAAATAACTGCTGTTACACCAGTTGCAACAACAGTAGAAGAAGCACAAAGTTTAAATGCAAGTTATGTAGGAAACGTAATAGGTACCTCAGGGCAACTTACTGTAACTGGCGGTTCAGGTGTAAATTCTAATGCTACATTAAATTTAGTTGCAACAGGCGTTACATCAGGTGTGTACGGTAATACAACACATATTCCTCAAATTACAGTTGACACTTATGGAAGAATACAAAACGTTGATATGGTCAACGTTACAGGCAATGTGTCAGGTGGTTCCGGAGGTAATGTACAACTAGCATATAAAAATATTGCAGTAAGTGGACAAACAACATTAAGTGCTGATCAGGCTGAAGATACTTTAACATTTGAAGGTGGTACAGGATTTGATTGGACCACAACACCGAGCGAAGATAAGGTTACAGTTAGTGCAAATGCCACAGCACTAGCAGGCCTTTTAGATTTATCTGGACTTAATGATGTAGATGCAACAGGCATTACAAACGGACAAGTTTTAGTTTGGAATAGTAGTACAAGTAAATTTGAAGCAGGAGACCAAACAGGTTCAGGTGGTGGTAGTAATGTTACTTTAACAGATTTTAGTGTAACAACAGCAACACCAAGTGGTAACGGCAGTTTAACGTATGACAATGCAGGTGTATTTACATTTACACCAGCAGATACAAGTGCAGGTGGCATAGATACTGCTGGAGTAGATGCACACCTAAATGTAAGTGGTGCAAGTACCAATGATGTATTAAGTTGGAATGGTAGTGATTATGCCTGGGTAGCACAAAGCGGCGGCAGTGGTAATTATAGTGATTCTAATGTTGCAAGTTTCTTAAGTACAAACAGTTATAGTAATGTTGCATATGGCAACACAGAAGTTCAAGTATATTTAGATGCTCAGGGTTACAGTAATGTAGACAATGATGCACAAAATTTAAGTTGGGATTCAGCGGCTTCTAATTTAAGTATTAGCGGTGGTAATAATGTAGACTTATCAGCACTAGAGCAAACACTTAGTATTTCAGGTAATGTTATTACAATCAGTGGTAACAATGATACAGTTGATCTTACAACAGCATTAAGTGTTTACCAAACAAGTTCAGAGGCCACAACTGCAAATACAAACATGCAGGCATACGTTGATGCAGAAGTTACAAAACTTATAGGTGGTGCTAATGTAAACTTAGACAGTTTGGCAGAAGTTGCCAATGCATTAGCAAATAGCAATACAGAATTAAGCACAGTTGCATTCACTGGAACATACAGTGACTTGCAAACAAGACCAACAATTAGTTTAGCAGGTAGTGACCTAACATACGATGGAACAACTATTGATCTATCAGGAGTAGGCGCAACAGGACCTCAGGGTCCACAGGGTAATACTGGTTCAACTGGTGCAACTGGTACAGGAATTACTAATGCAGTAATTACTAGTAATGATCTCATACTAACATATTCAAATACATCTGTACAAAATTTAGGTAATATAAGAGGCCCAGTGGGTCCAACAGGTGCTACAGGTTCTCAGGGACCACAAGGTGATACGGGTGATACTGGACCACAGGGTAATACTGGTGCTACAGGTCCACAAGGACCACAGGGTAATGTAGGTGCTACTGGTCCTCAGGGTGCTGGACTAAATGATGTAAGTGTTACAACAGCAAGTGCAAGTGGCAGTGGTAGTTTAGCATATAATAGTGGTAGTGGTGTATTTACATTTACTCCACCAGACCTAAGCAGTTACTTAACAAGCGAAACTGACAACCAAACATTAAGTTTAGTAGGCAATGTTATCACAATCAGTGGTAGCGGTAGCACAGTAGACTTAACGTCTATACTAGGAACAGGCGGTGGCGGTTCTGGAGACATAGAAGGTGTCACAGCAGGAACCGGATTAAGTGGCGGCGGTACTAGTGGTACTGTTACTGTAAATTTAGACGATACATCAGTTACTCCAGGCACATATGGTAGTTCTACAAAAAGTGCAAGAATTACAGTTGATCAACAAGGTAGAATTACAGGTGTTACTGAATCTACTATATCAGGCGGCGGTGGAGGAGGCGGTGCCTCTGTTGAAATGTTTAAACTTAATTATGCTAGTAGCGGACAATTAAGTGGTACATCAAATGTTACCTCAGGTATTTCAAGTATTAATATCGATAGTGCAAGTGGCGGAGAAGTTACTATAACATTTGATAGTGGTACATATAACATACCACCTGCTTCAATAATGTTTTATGGATATGATTATACTAACAACAAATATAACATGATACCATTTGATACATCAGTAACATTTCATGAAGTTCCAGGAGGAGGTTCAAGTGGTTCTCCTACATTGTTTGATGCGGCAAGCCCAGTAGCAATGAGTATTAGATTAAGAGAAACAGAAACTGGTGCAAGTAGAGGCGGCTTTGGTACAACAACCCATGCGTGGGTCAGAATGGTTATGTTTGGGTAAGGTATAATTTATGTCTACTAGTTATAGAAGTAATCAAATAAAACTAAACTATCCTAATAAGGTGTTAGGTGTTAGTGCGACTTCTATTACAGGTTCAAGTTATTGGCCTCATGCTAATGGAAGTGCTGATCCATGGTACGAATCAGCAGGAAGTCCTAGGTACTATCAATGGACAGTTACATTTACTGTAACTGCTCAAACTCATGGTTCTCATTTAACACGTGATGATTTTCAATACAATGGTTTAGATGTTGTTGTTGGAGATTGGATAGCAGGTGCTACGTCAGGTCAATGTTTAAAGATTATTTCTATATCAGCAAAAACAAAAACAGAAGTAACATGTGTGGTTGAAGATTGGTTACGTTATAACACATTTGCAAGTACAAGTGGTAATGGTATTTTTAATACAGGAGCCGCAGTAATTTTTAGTGTTAACGAAAATGGATTACCTATGTTAGATCCATTGCCAACAACAGTAGCCGGTAGTTTCTATGCATTAGTAATGAGTAGGTTTCAGTATCTTAACCCACAAGTAAATTATGTATTAGAACAAACAGCACATGGTTTTACTAAAGGTGATGTTATAAGTGTTACTAGTGAAGGTTTTTCAAAAGCAAATTCGCTAACAGCAGATAGAATGATAGGCGTTGTTACAGAATCAGGACCAGGACCTGATTATTTTATGGTATTACCTAATAACAGAATTATAGATTTTGATCCAACAATACCAGGAAGTCAAGGCGATTACATTTATGTTGATTCTGACGGGACTCTCAGTAATACTAGTTCTGGAACCAACAAAGTTGCATTCTTAAACATACAAAGTGCTGTACCTACAGAATTAACAGGAGACCAAGGTAACCCTGTATTAGGTGACGGCAATGTTATAACATTTAATAGCATACCAATAACCTTTAGTGGTACAGGCGGCGAATCTAATGTTAGTGAGATCGCAGAGCAAATAAATGCTGAAACCAGCAATCATAATATTGTAGCATCAGTATTGCCGTTAGAAAACACAATAACCTCAGATGGACCTAATACAATATATGGATTAGTAGGCGGTTATACACCTTTTAGTGCATACATTGATAGTGGTAGTGGCAACACACTTATTAACTTTACCAGCAATGGTAGTGTGTATGCTACTGTTAGTACACCACAAGATATGGCTACAGATATTAATGCGGCTAACATAGCCAACTTAACTGTAACTGCAACAGCAACAGTATTAACATTATCAGAAGTCAATGGTAATGCTATATCTATTAGCAACGGTAATGCAGACACCGGCGGATATTATTATGTAGGTGTTAGTAATATATCAGGATTGCCGGCAAGTACAAGTGCCACTAATGCAGATAAGTTGAGGTTAACAAGATCAGATGGTGGCGAAGTTTTAATTTTTGAAGATTCGGATTTATTCCAAACACAAACAGGAATAAGTTCTGCACATACTGGTAGCATACCGTTAGCAATGAACATTGAACAAGGTGTGCGTACAGGTGGTACTACAGTGGTAGGTACAATAAGTGCCAGAGATGCTCTTGTACCAGCGGCAGGTGACCAAGCATACGTTACCAACAAAGGTGATGGTGAGTGGGGATTATATTTGTATACAGGTAGTTCCTGGGAAGAGATATCTAACCAAGATAGTGCTACTGTAGATGCTAAAACATTATCTACAACATTTACAATGCCTGCAGGAGGCTTTGGTAATAGCACAACAAACAATTTAGGAAATATATCTCCAGGCAGAAAAATAATGAATGTTACTGTAAATGTCGATACAGCATTTACTGGTTATAGTGGCAATGTATTACCTAATATTGAAGTAGGTACTATTGCAGATGCCGATATTTATGTAGATGAAGTAAGTAACGATCTCACAGAAACTACTGACTTTGTTACCACGCCAGATTATGTGTATCCTGCTACAGAGACACAAGATCAAGTCATAAGAGTAAGGTGTAATCATTATCAAGCATCCGCTGGAAATGTTACCGTCACACTTACTTACGTTTAAACTCTTTTAACATTTTTAGATAAATACATACATGAGGAGACTCATAATTCGAATTAGAAATCTTAAGGAGAACATAAATGGCGGATATTAAAAACTTTGGTATCAAAGGTATATCGTCAGACGTTCAAATGGGTAAAAGTGGCGGTCGTTTAAAGTACGATGCTAGTAATAACCGATTTGATCTAACTCAATCAGATGGCTCAACACTAGAAGACATACGTTTTGGTAGTGTAACATCAGGTAGTTGGACAGCAACGTCTATAGGCGCACAATACGGTGGTACTGGCCAAGACTTTAGTTCCTCTACAGGTATAGTTACATTTTCTAGCGGTACAGCAAGTGCTGGTAATATTTCATTAAGTGATTCAACTTTAATTGATAGTACTAGTCAACTTCCAGTAGAACAGGGTGGTACAGGGGCAACTTCAGCCTCAGGTGCCAGAACTGCGTTAGGATTAGGTAACATTGCAACTCAGGCTTCAAACAGTATAGATATTGATGGCGGCGCCATTGATGGAACTGCTATTGGTGCCAATAGTGCAAGTACTATTGTAGGAACAACAATAACAGCAAATTCCGGCTTTACAGGAAATTTAACAGGTGTGGCAGATGACGCAGATGGTCTTTCATCAGCGGTTACTGTAGCATTAACTGGCGACATTACTGGAAGTGCAACTTTCCAAGACGCTGGTGATACTGCATCTATCACAACCACATTACCTACTGTTAATAGTAATACAGGTTCATTTGGTAGTTCAAGTGCTATTCCAGTAATTACTGTTAATGCTAAAGGGCAAATCACAGCAGTTACTACTGCGGCAACTTCAAGTGTATTAACAATCGGTGCTGATAATGGCAGTGATGATACTGTAACAGTTGGAACAGATACCCTTAACTTTGTAGGTACAAGTAACGAAATAGAAACAACAGTTAGTGATAACCAAATTCAAATTGGTTTACCTGATGACGTAACAATAGGTAATAACCTAAGTGTTACAGGTAGTTTCTTATCAGATGATATTACTTCTAGTGCGATTAGCATTGCAGGTGATGCCACAATTACTGGTAACTTAACAGTACAAGGTACGCAAACTGTAATTGAATCAACAACCGTACAAACTGAAGATGCAATCTTCAGAGTAAACAGTAACGGTGCAGACACTGATGCTGGGTTTGAAGCAAATGCAAACGGTGTAATCAAACAAATCCTTTACACATCAGTTGGTGATGAGTGGGACTTTGGTTCAGAAAATGTTAAGGCTTCATCTTTTGAAGGTGACTTAACAGGTGATGTAACTGGTGATGTAACTGGTACAGTTAGCAGTATTGCTAACCATAACACTGGTAATTTAAGTGAAGGGTCAAACCTTTATTATACAACTGCAAGAGCAAATAGTGCCATAGATGCATATATTAGTGGCGACACTGGTATTACTGTAACAAGTGGTGCAATTGACCTAGATGATACTGCGGTAACTCCAGGAGCATATGGTAGTTCTACAGCAGTTCCTACTTTTACAGTAGATCAGCAAGGTAGAATCACAGCGGCTGGTACAGCAAGTATCTCTACTTCACTAACAATCCAATCAGACGATGCGGCGGATAACGTTGTAGCATTAGCAACTGATAAGTTGAAGTTATTAGGTGGTAACAACATTACTACTTCTAACTCAGCGGATGATGTTACGATTACACTAGATAGTACACTAACAGGCTTAACAGCAGTTACAGCCTCAGGTGCTATTACTGGTGGTAGTCTTACTGACGGTACAGCAACAATGACAGGTGGAGCCCTTACTGGCTTAACTGGTGCATTAACTACATCAGGAACTGTAACAGGTGGTACATTAACTGACGGTACATTAAGTATTAATTCTGGTAATATTACATCAGGTGTAAATGCAACATTTAGTGGTGCAGTTGAAGGCGGCAGTTTAACTGACGGTACTTTAACAGCAACAAGTGGTGCTATTACTGGTGCAACTAACATTACTGGTTCAGGTACATTAACTGGTGGAACATTAACTGACGGTACTGCTTCTATGAGCAGTGGTGCTTTAACAGGCGTAACAAATGTTACTGCTTCAGGCACAGTACAGTTTGGTTCATTAAGTGACGGTTCAATCACTGTTACTGCATTCGTTGATGAGGACAATATGGCATCAGATAGTGCTACATTGATTCCTACACAACAATCAGTTAAAGCATACGTTGATGCTTCAGTTGGTGCGGCAACATTAAATGTTGACGGTGATTCAACTACAGGATCAATTGATCTTGATAGTGCTAACTTAGGTATCCTAGGCACAAGCAATGAAATTACAACTAGCATGTCTGGTGGTAATCTTACTATTGCATTAGCAGATTCAGTAAGTGGTCTAACAAGTGTTAGTGCTACAACAATTACTGATGGTACTGCTTCTTTGAGTGCAGGTGCTCTAACAGGTGTTACTAGTATTGCTACATCAGGTGATGTAACAGTTGGTGGTAACTTAACTGTAAGTGGTTCAACAACAAGTGTAAACTCAACTAACACAACTATTGAAGATACATTACTTGTTTTACAATCAGGCTTAACTGGTGCTAACCCTAACGATATCGGTCTTATCCTTGAAAGAGGTTCAGATGGCGATAACGGATTCTTAGGTTGGGATCAGAGTGAAGATAGATTCATGGCGGCTACAACAACTGCTGATGGTTCAGGTACAGGTGACTTGACACTAACAGCGGCTGATTTTGAAGCGGCAGGGTTGATTGGTACAAGTGCTACAATCAGTGGTGCAGTAAGTTTTGGTACATTAACAGACTCAGGTGAGAGCATTGCTGTTACTAAGTTTGTTGATGAAGCAGATGGCATTAGCAATAATGACAATGATACTACTATTCCAACTTCAGCGGCAGTTATTGACTACGTTGAAAACAATGGTGGTGACGGCCTCTTATTAAGAGCGTCATTTACTGCGGACAGTAGTGCAACTACTTTTGACATTGGTACTGTGCCAAACGTTGCAGGTAGAACTTACTATGCTGAAAAGATTGTATTTAAAGTAAGTACAGCATTTAGTGGTGGTTCATTTAACCATATTCTTGTTAAAGAAAATGGCGGTTCAGGTAATACAATAGTAGCGGCGGTTGACGCAGATGCATCAACTCTCGGTTCATACATTGTAGAACTTGATGGTGATGATACACTAACTAAGAATGCTAGTGTACAAGTTCAATTCATGCAGGCAGATGGTAGCACACCGGCTACAACAACTTCTGGTGTAATGGTTGCAAGTGTACATTACAATTATGTATAATAGTTAGCAATGACTCTATAGGGCTCTTAGGAGCCCTTTTTTTATGATAAATAAATATGTAACAGCAATGTTACATCGTTCATCTCGAAAGAGACGGAAGTAGTCATAAGACGAAGGAACGCCGAAATCGTTCATTCACTCTAAATGTAGCAGTGAACGGAAGTAGGTAATAGTACCGAAGGAACGCATCTTTGTAAAAGGAGATGACATGACTAAGTATCAAATAGCACAATTCAAACGTGCAGTGAAACGTGATTTGTCCAAAAAATTCAGCAAGCCTGAAAATAAGTTATCTAGTGTAAGATATAATTTCCCCAGAGAACCTGAGAGAAGTTTACCTGACTACATAGCAAATAACCCTTGGTATTAATCAATTAAGGGGCTACGGCCCCTTTCTATCACTTACAAGAAAACTTAAACACAATAATTGCGTATCTACCATACTTTGATTCGGAGTGAATCCCCATGGGATATGTGAAGGCCAAAATATATATTTAAAGTTTCTAGGTGCTACTGAAAAGTTTCGTTTTTGTGTTCTATGTCTATCTGCATAAGTTCTAATAGAGAAATCTTCTAAGTATAAATGACTACCTTTATTAGTAGATTGTAGCCAACAGCACCCATTGTACCATCTACATGATTCCATGTTTATAGGATAACTATGATCTGGTTTTATACTTACTATATATGGGTTTAGTATGTCTACTTCTGTTTTAACATCTAAGAATTGTTTCTTTGCATGGTTTATAAATGTATTCCCCATTAGAAATGCTAGTTGTTGAAATGAATTTTCTAAAGGTATTTCTCTATCTGTAATAGACCCAAAGTTCATTTTTTGAGCCTTGCCTGAGTCTAAATCTTTTATTAAGTCTTTTCGTAATGTATTTTTAATAGTACTATCTATTTGTAATGTGCCTTCAAATACATAATTAGGGAATAAATTTATTGTTTTTGCCATACTACTATTTAACAAAAAAGGTTGACTTTGATTAATAAAACTAGTATAATATGTGTATGAAAAAAGATAAAATTATATTAACAGACTGCGATGGTGTAGTATTAGATTGGGAAGAAGGCTTCTCAGTTTGGATGGAACATCACGGACATTCAACTGTGGAAGGATACAAAACAATGTATAATGTTGGTGACCGTTATGGTATAAGCAAAGAGCAAGGTTCCCAAATGGTAAAAGTGTTTAACGAAAGTGCGGCAATAGGATTTTTGCCACCGCTTAGAGACGCTCAATACTTTGTCAAAAAGTTACACGAGCAACATCAATACAAGTTCATAGCAATTACAAGTTTAAGTTTAGACCCATATGCAAAAGAATTAAGAACTCGAAATCTTAATAAATTATTTGGTGATGCATTTATAGAGGTAGTGTGTTTAGATACTGGTGCAGATAAAAATGAAATACTTGCAGAATATGGACCTAAGTATGCTGGTAACTATTGGATAGAAGATAAACCAGAAAATTTACAAGCAGGTATTAATGTAGGACTTACAGGTATACTTGTAGAGCATGGCCATAACATGGATTATGAAGGTGATGCTACAGTTGTTAAGAATTGGAAAGAAATTTATAATTTAATTACGAGGTAGAAATGTTCCCAACATTAGAAGTTATATCAGTTAGTTGTGCCATTCATAGAATTAATAATGGATTTATTAGTAAACAAGCAGTTCAACTAGATAAAAAACATGAAGGCAAAAAGGCTAATAGCGACTTGTTATATTCTTATTTTTTCTCTGAAAACAAAGTAGCCGTTTTACAAGAAGATAGAGATTTAGCAGTAGAAGTTATAGACTATTTAAAAGGATTAAGTTTCAAAGCAATAGAACGTGAACTTACTGACTTTGAATCTAATGTACTTAAATTAGTAAATACTGTTGAAATCGGTAAAGATAAAATTGGAATGGCTTCTAGTTTACCTAGAGTATATATTAATAAAATAGATCAAGACAATTGGACTAGTAGAGAAACACAATTATCTACTACTAGCCAAGCAATTGGAGAATTAAATAATAGAAGTTCTTTTGATGCAACTATTGAATATGTACGATATATTCCTAAGACAATGAGTTATCTAATTTCATGTAGTGTAGACGATAAACATATTCTTAAATTTTTTGCTGATAAACTTATAAAGCCAGGCACCAATATTAAAATTGAAGGCTATGTAAAATCTCAAAATAGAGGACGTTATCACAACGGTATTGAAACTATTATCAACAGAACTAATATATCTGAAGTCATTAATAACTGATAAATACTACTACAATAGGTAGGAGTATTACATGACAGAAGAAGTAACCAAAACAGCGACACACCATCCTGCCGATACAAACGGAGATGGTAAAGTGTCAAAAGCAGAAGAGGCTATGTACCTCGAATTTAAACGTAAAGAATTAGAAGACGCAGATGCTATGAGAGATGCCCAACGTAAGATGGCATGGTTCTCATTATTTGGAATGCTATTATATCCGTTTGCGGTTGTAGTTGCAAGTTTAGCCGGCTTAGATGAAGCACAAAAAACACTAGGCAGTATGGCACCAACATACTTTGTAGCAGTAGCAGGTATTGTTGCCGCATTCTTTGGTGCTCAAGCATTTGCTAAAGGTAAGTAAATTATATGTTCACTAAACACTTTGTAAGAATGTTGACACGAGAAGAACTCAGTGATGAGGACGTTATTGTGTATCACGACATTGTGCAAAGTGTTGTACCAACAAAAGTACTTACTGCATACGATGAAGAAAAAGAACAAGTTGGTATAGAAGTTATTGGTTATACCAGCGAAGATTCTGAAGGCGATATGTGGATATATGAAATTATTCTTGTAGACGAGATTGATGCAGAAGAAGGCGATAAAATATCAGAAGTTCTTTTTGATGAGTTCGAAGATATACAATTTACATTTGAAGCATCAGTAGAAGTATGATCATAACCGTCCATTACGTGGACAACGAATTTGTTGCATTTGATGAAAATAATAATAGGGTTACTGATAGAAACATCTTAGAACAAATTACTTTTCAACCTTTTCCAGGATACAAAGGTGTATTAACATTTAATATACCAACCGATAAAACTACTCCAACTATATCTGAACCTTTAGATATTAATATAAACCTCAAATAACAGTTGACTTAGCCGATAATACCTGTTATACTGTTACAACACAAATAAATATTAATGTTGATACAAAGAGGTAAATATGTCAGGATTCAACAAAACATTCAATCAAGAAGAAATCGCAAGACTTAAAAAATTAATTCAAGAAGGCGACCAAGTACTTTACGAAGTAGATGCTCTAAATGAAGGCTTACGTGATACTGTAAAGGCTATAGCAGAAGAAATGCAATTAAAACCAAGCATTTTAATGAAAGCCGTAAAAGTTGCACATAAGGCTAAGTTTACAGATGAACGTAATAACTTTGACGAATTAGAAACAATTTTAGAAGTCGTTGGTAAAACCCTTTAATAATCATTTGACTTCAGCACTAATCTGCTGTACAATACAAGTATGAGTTATGTAGACGCCTTCCACGATAAAACTAAGGACATTATTACAGTTGTCGAGCGTGTTGACGGCAAAAGAATCTACACAGAATTACAACCTGAATACAACTTTTTTTATAAAGATCCTAGAGGTAAGCATAAGAGTATATATGGGGAATCAGTATCTGAAGTTAGGTGTAAATCAGAAAAAGATTTTAGAAAAAATGTTGGCATTAATAAACACAACGGATTGTATGAAAGTGATGTTAGGCCAATCAATAAAACACTAGCAAAGCATTTCAACGGAGCAGAACCTCCCAAACTGCATACAGCATTTTTTGATATTGAGGTAGACTTTGATCCACAACGTGGATATAGTTCACCTAACGATCCCTTTACACCAATTACTGCAATAGGTGTTTATTTAGATTGGATGGATGCAATGATATGTTTAGCAGTTCCTCCTAAGACTTTAACTTGGGAACAAGCACAAGAAATTGCAACAGAACTTCCAGAAGTTATCTTATATAGGACTGAAGCAGAGATGTTAGAAACATTTCTAGATCTTATAGAAGATGCAGATGTACTAAGTGGTTGGAATTCAGAAGGTTACGATATTCCTTACACAATGAATCGTATAATTAGAACGTTAGGTAAAGCACAGACTAGACGTATGTGCCTTATGAACAAGTTGCCTAAAGAAAGAAAGTTTGAGCAGTATGGTAACGAAAATGTTAGTTATGACCTAGTAGGTCGTGTACATTTAGACTATTTACAACTGTATAGAAAGTATAACTATGAAGAGCGACACAGTTACAGACTAGACTATATCGGTGAAATGGAAATAGGTGAGAAGAAGGTAGCCTATGAAGGTTCGTTGGATAGACTTTACAATCACGACTTTCTCAAGTTTTTAGAGTATAATATTCAAGACACAATTTTATTACATAAGTTAGATCAAAAACTACAGTTCATTGACTTGGCTAACACTATTGCACATGACAATACTGTATTACTTCCTGTAACAATGGGTGCTGTGGCAACTACAGAACAAGCAATTATTAATGAAGCACATAGACGCAATATGGTTGTACCAGATAGAAAACGTGTACCTGAAGAAGATACTACAGCGGCAGGTGCCTATGTGGCTTTTCCTAAAAAAGGATTCCATGAGTGGATAGGCAGTATGGACTTAAACAGTCTATACCCTAGTGTGTTCAGAGCATTGAACATGGGTGCAGAAACGATTGTAGGACAACTTAGACAAGATTATACAGAACAAGAAATAAATGAAAAGATTTCATTAGAAAAGAAATCATTTGCAGATGCTTGGTTAGGTAAGTTCGGTAGCAATGAATATGAAATGACTATGGCCAAAGATGTTAATCATACAATGCATTTAGACATGGAAGATGGTACTACACATGAAGTAACAGGTGCTGACGTATATAACTTAGTATTCAATAGCGGCCAACCATGGAACATTAGTGCTAATGGTACAATATTTACAACTGATGTGCAAGGCATTGTGCCTGGTTTGTTAGAGCGTTGGTATGCAGAAAGGCAAGAACTACAGGCCAAAAAGAAAGAGGCAACTACTGATGCCGAGAAGGCATTTTGGGATAAGAGGCAATTGGTTAAAAAGATTAACTTGAACAGTTTGTATGGTGCGATATTGAATCCAGGCTGTAGGTTCTTTGATAAACGTATTGGTCAGAGTACTACACTTACAGGCAGAATGATTACAAAACATATGGGTGCAGAAACAAATAAAATGCTCACTGGTAAATATGATCATACCGGAGATACAATTATTTACGGTGATACTGACTCTGTATACTTTACTGCCACTAGTGCCTTGCCAGAAGGCGAAGAATTAAATTTAGAAAGTGCTACTAAGTTATATGATCATATTTCAGATACTGTTAGTGATACATTCCCTCAATGGTTAAAAGACACATTTAATGTTCCGTTAGTAGCAGGACAAGTTATGAAAGCAGGTAGAGAGGTAGTTGGTAGATCAGGTCTTTTTATTACAAAGAAAAGATATGCAATTAATGTATTGGACTTAGAAGGTTGGCGTCCAGAAGGTGGCAAACTAAAGATCATGGGGTTAGATATCAAAAGATCAGATACTCCAGAGTTTGTGCAAGATTGGTTAGAAGAATTACTACTTATGTCGCTTAATGCAGAAGGTGAAGACAAAGTTATTGCAAGAATAAAAGAACTCAAAGCAGAGTTTAAAAGTTTAGACCCGTGGCTCAAAGGTATGCCTAAAAGATGTAACAACTTAACTATGTACACACAGAAGTTGTTAGAACAAGCATCAGTACCAGAAAACTATAGACTGCATAAGTTAGAAGCAGTAAAAAATGAAGGCAAAAGTAATATGATTCCAGGCCATGTTAGAGCAAGTATTAATTGGAACAATCTTAAAAAAGCAAACAGCGACAACTATAGTATGCCAGTTACTGATGGTGCTAAAGTTATTGTGTGTAGACTTAAGAATAATCCAATGGGGTATACGAGTGTAGCATATCCTACAGATGAACTTAAACTGCCACAGTGGTTTAAAGATTTGCCGTTTGATGAAGATGGTATGGAAGAAGCAGTATTAGATAAAAAATTACATAATGTGTTAGGCGCAATGAACTTTGATTTAGATAGAATGAATGAAAGTGAAACTTTACAAGCATTTTTTGATTTCTAAAAAGAAATCGAAAAAAATGGCAATAAAAACCTTGACAAATCTAAATAAACATGTATAATAAGTTATATTCTTGGAGAAAAACAATATGGCAATTAAAGATATTTTAAAAGATGTATTAAAACATACACATGGCTTAGGCATCTTTGACATGGTAAAGATTACAGGAACATTAGATAAAACAGAAGTAGAAACTGTTGATGCTGAAAAAACTGTTATCTTTAAAGGCGAAACACATACTGCGGTCCCAGACTTTGTAGATTCTACAATAGGACTTAGTAGATTAGGTATTTTACAAGGTGACTTAAACTATCCTGGCTTCGATGAAGAAGGTGCTACAATTAAAGTTGTAAGGCAAGATCGTAATGGAGTTGATACTCCTGTTGAAGTAGAATTTATAAGTCCAGAAGGTAATGACGCACATTATAGATTTATGCTAGAAGATGTTATTAACCAGCAACTTAAAAGTATTAAATTCAAAGGTGCTGATTTTGATATTAATATTATACCTAGTGAAAAGAATCTAAAAGACTTACAGTACTTTAACAATGTATTAGGTGCCTTTGAACAATACTTTAGTCCAAAGACAGATGGTACTAGTTTATGGTTCCATATTGGTGATGGCGTAAGTGACAGAACAAAAATTTTAATTAATAGTGATATTGATGGTAGTGTTACTAAAGATTGGAGATGGCCTTTAGATATTGTACTTAAAATTTTAAATTTAAGTAAAACAAGTAATGTTGTTATGAGCATAAACGATCAAGGTTTATTACAAATTATTGTAGACAGTGGTTTAGCAAAATATACATATCTATTACCTGCAAAGAGTTAAATTATGAGTGATTTAGGCAAGACACAAAGCGACTATGCAGTCTACTTACCTGCTATTAGTAGTTTTTATACAAAACAATTACAGAAGTTTTTAGATAACCCAGATGAGTATAGAACTATTGAAGGGTTTGAAAAAGGTCTTGCAGGTTTAGATTTTCTTAAAGATGATAGTTATTTTCACTATCCATATGGTTTATATTCGGCTGGTCATGCCATGTTAGACACTACTAAAAGTGATAAAGATGAAGCCATGATTCAAGGCAGAGATCGTAATAAAACTATGATACTAGGCGATTCAGGTGGATTCCAGATTGCTACTGGTGTACTTAAAATGGATTGGAGTAATGCCAAAGATCTTAATGATCCTGCAAGATTGGCATTGTGTGAGAAAATTCTTAAATGGGAAGAACATACAGCCGATTGGGCAATGACACTAGATATTCCAGGCTTTGCGGCGGCACCACCATATAGCGAAAAAACAGGACTTACTGATTTCCAAGATACAGTAGATATATCAGTTCTCAACTTAGATTATTTTTTAAAGAATAGAAATCCAGAGAAGTGTAAATTTTTAAATGTGTTATCAGGTTCTGATGAATATACGTCAGATGTTTGGTATGATGCAGTTAAACATTTCAGTGATCCGGCATTTGTTAAAGACGTATACGGAGATGAATCGAAAGCACTAGAAGGTTATGCATTTGCAGGTATAAACATGCGTAATATGAGATGTGTGCTAAAGCGAATTCTAAAACTCCGCGAAGATGGTTTACTTAAAGACAAAGGCTGGATTCACTTTCTTGGTACTGGCAGACTGCAATGGGCATGTCACTTAACCAGTATTCAAAGAATGTTGCGTAAACATGATTCACCTAACATCACACTATCGTTTGATGCGGCATCACCGTTTGTTAATACAGCATATGGACAAACTTATGCATACAACATATTTGAGAATAAAGGCAAAAGATTTGGTTACTTTATGGATAGAGCATTTGATAATCAAAAATTTAAAGGTTCTAAACTTCCTGCACCTTTTGGTCATTCACCTGTTATGAATAGACTTACTATCGGTGACTTATGTTGTATGGCGGAAGGTGACTTAGATAGAAATGGTAAAGCAAAAGAAAAAACTTCTACAAGTTGGGATACACTAAGTTATATTTTATATATGGGGCATAGTGTGTTTAATCATATATCAGCAGTACAAGAAGCAAACAGACTAGTTGATATTGAAAAACATAGAATAAATTGGTCTTACAAAGACTTTATAAATGATAAGAAAAGTAAAGCAACAAATGACATATCTCCTTATGTACCTGCAGACGTAATTGCGTTTGACAGTTTTGTACAAGAAGTATTAGATCCTGCTTGTCCTAATCCACATGAACTGATTGATCAGTATGATAAACTTATACAGCAAATTAACTTTGGTATATATAAAGTTCAAAGTGAAGATCCTGATGCACCAGTAAATGCTTTCTTTGAAGAAGAAGATACTGGATCAAGTGAAATATTTGAAGATCAAGAAAGAGACTTTCATGATATAATGATGGACCCTGCAATGATGGAGCAATTCTTTGAAGAATAGAGAAGGTCACACTGATGACACAAAATTTTTTATTGGCACTGAAGTGGAGCATAGTCCTGCTTACGGTCAAAGAACTTTATTTGTTATTGGTGTGCAAAATCCTAAAGAGATATTAGCACGAGCATTAAACAATGGATGCCCACATATCTATTTAGGTGCCAATCAGAGTTTCAAACCAGACAGTGAAGAAGAATGGAAAGAATGGACATTTGTTATTAACACTTTGTTAGACGCAGACATTTGGGTTACTCTTGATTACGATATTAACCTGCATGAAGAAGTATTACTTAATAATTGGTGTAAGAGAAGTACGTTTATTCCAATGATAAGTGTTAAGTTGCCATTTATAAAAGAACTTAATTATAATGCAACTTTAAAAATAGATGATATAGGTTTTAACGAATCTAATCCAGGTGTGTGGACTCATAGTGTACATGAACTTATGGATAGAAAACAATTTACAGACTGGACCAAATACACCAAGGATGAAATAATAAAATGAAAATACAGTTGACAAGTACCGATAATGATGGTATAATAACTACAGTAGATTTGGATTGTGACTTTAGCGATTATGATGATATACAAGAGTTTTTTGAAATTATTGTAAAATTTTGCGTTAAAAATGGTGCAGAATTTCCAGAAGAGATATTAGAATATCTTTATGACGACTAAGTTTTGGACACATGAATGTGGCAATAGTGGCACAACACAAACATTACATGGTGAACCGTGTAATTGGTGCAATATTACTGAGGAAGATATGAAAGATAAAGCATTAATAGAAAGACATGATATACTTACAAATCCTTTAGATGAAGAAAAAGAAGGAAGTTGGTATGAAGGTGGCAATCCATATAAAGATGATAATACATTTGATCCGGAGGTAGATGATTAATGAGAAGTATATGGGTAACATTTAGTAAAGAGGGTATACATTACTACCCTGGTGCAGACACAAACCCTGCAACCGCAACAGGTGATGAATATGATGTATCCTTTTTAGGATACAAGCACAGACACATATTTCACTTTAAAGTTTGGATTGAAGTGTTCCACGATGACAGGGACATAGAATTTATACAGTTTAAGAGATGGCTTGAAAGTTTGTATAACGAAGAAGTTATACAACTTAACAACAAGTCTTGTGAAATGATAGCAGACAATTTAGCGGAACAGATACAAGATAGGTATCCAGGACGTTATGTAAAGATTTCAGTAGCCGAAGATAACGAAAACGGCTGTGAAATGGAGTATCCAGTTGAAGAATTGGATGGTCCAAACTTCGATGTCGAAGAAAGCGACATCGTAGATGTTTTTAATAGTTTAAAATAAAGGAGAAAATTATGACAGAGACACATTTACAACTAAAGGCTTTAATAGAAGAATATACTATGGAGCATGAAAAATTTGAAGTTAATGGCGTCAAAGCCTCAGCCGCAAGAGCAAGAAAGGCTCTTATGGAAATTTCAAAACTTTGTAAAACAAGAAGAGGCGAGATTCAAGATAAAAAGAACTCAATGTAATGGCCGAAAAAGAAAAAACACCTAAAAAGATCTCAAAAGACGAGGCTGATAAACTTCAGGATTATGCACAAGGTCTCGATGATGAGATTTCGCATACTGTTGATTATGGTGGCTTAGAGGACGATATCGAAGAATGACTGTATTTTTAGTAGAACTAGAACCTGTAGAAACACGTTATACTGCTCAATGGAAAGAACATTTGTCTGATCAAATGATTTTTGCTGGCTTAGAAGTAGAAGTGATTACAGGTCCTAGTGATGCTCCACAAGATACTACACCAGGTGCTTTTTTAAATTTCAGTGGAACTAACTACTGGAAAAGTGAACAACTTAAAACAATAAGTAATATGTTCGCTGAAGGCAAAATACAAGACGGCGATTATTTTCTTTATACTGATGCTTGGAATCCTACTGTAATACAATTAAAGTACATGGCAGAATTACTAGGCGTTGATATAAAAATAGGTGGTATGTGGCATGCCGGCAGTTATGATCCAGCAGACTTTTTAGGAAGACTTATTGGAGATGCTCCGTGGGTCAGACTTGCAGAAGAAAGTATGTTTAATGTATTTGATCATAACTTTTTTGCAACACAATTCCATATAGATATGTTCCTTGAAGCATTTCCTAATGTAGATCAAAGTAAGATTTATAAAGTAGGATGGCCTATGGAATATATGAATCATTTATTAGCAGATTTTAGAATTTCTGCTAATAAGATGGATTTAGTACTATTTCCACATAGAATTGCTCCTGAAAAGCAAGTTGAAATCTTTAAAGACTTAGCAAAAGAAATAACTGAAGCAGAGTTTGTTATTTGTCAAGATAGACAATTAACTAAAGAAGAATATCATATGCTACTTTCAAGAGCAAAAATTGTGTTTAGTGCTAACACTCAAGAAACACTAGGTATTAGTTGTTTTGAAGGTGCTATTGTAGGTGCCTATCCTATGGTACCTGATAGGCTCAGTTATACAGAAATGTATGCTGATAAATTTAAATATCCAAGTGAATGGACTGAAGATTGGTCTAGTTACTTGGCTAACAAAGATAAACTGGTTGCACATATCAGATCAATTCTAAATTTAAATTTAGAAGAAGATATTGAAAATTTAACAAACAGTTTATCATCTGGCTTCTTTAGTGGTAAGGCACTATATGATGTCATACGAGGAAAACAAGATGAATAAAGAAACACAAAAAACAATTTTGGTTACTGGAGGAAGTGGATTTATAGGTAGTGTTACTTGTAAACTATTAGTCGACAGTGGGTATAATGTTATTAATGTTGATAGAATAAAACGTCAGCAAGAAGGAGTAACACAATATCCATTTGATATACACAATCATCAAATAAAAGGAATTTTACAATTAGTTAAGCCAGATGCTATAATACATTTAGCCGCTGATCATAGTGTTCCTAAAAGTATTGTTGAACCGTCAAAGTATTACTTTAATAATGTTGCTAACACAATCGCATTATTAAACAATGCCGTAGAAGCAGGTGTTGAAAATTTTGTGTTTAGTAGTTCTAGTTCAGTGTATGGGGATTCGGAGTTTCTTGTAAATTCAGAAGATGATCCAACCTTTCCAAAAACACCATATGGTAAAACTAAATCTATTGTAGAAGGTATACTAAAGGACTATTCATCTGCATATGATTTTAATCATGTGAGTTTACGTTATTTTTGTGCCGCTGGTAGTTACAAAGGCTTAGGATATCAATTAGAACCTAAGGAGCATATACTACCTATACTAGTAGAAACTGCTTTAAACGACGGGACATTTACTATAAACGGCGATGATTACGACACTATAGATGGTACTAATGTTAGAGATTATACTCATGTATTTGATATTGCTACGGCTCATATTGCCGCATTGAATTATTTGTTTGATACAAAAAGCAGTAACGTATTTAATATAGGTGCTGGATCACCACAGAGTATTAAACAAGTTGTTAGTGAAGTAGAAAAACAACTTGACAAAACTATAAACGTAGAAATTGGGCCTAGAAGAGAAGGAGATGCTGTTAAGACAGATGCTAATAATTCTAAGTCATTAGATATGTTAGGTTGGGAGCCTCAATTCGGTATTGTTGATATTGTAAGAGATGAGATAGAATATCAAAAAAAATAATTGACAATAACTAAAAATCTGTTATACTAAAGTATGGAAAAATTACATTATTCATTCATAGATTTACAAAAAGACCTAAATAGTATCATACAACAAATGGTAGTTGATGGTTTTAAACCCGATGTTATTATAGGTCCTGGCAGAGGAGGATTTATTCCAGGAGTTATGCTTAGTCATTATTTTGGTGCTCCTTTTGAAGGTATTAGATGGCAACAACGTGATGGTAATATCAAAGATGATAAAACTTTGAAACATATTATGCAAAAACATATGGGCGATAATATTTTGGTTATTGATGATATAAACGATACTGGTACAACATTAAAATCAATATTTGAAATTATTAATACTGAAATAGAAAGTCCTGCAAGTAGAATAGACGATGTTAGGTGTGCTACATTATTTTCCAAGGCTCAAAGTAACTTTGGCGGCGTAGATTATATTGGTAGAGAACTAACACCCGAAAATGATCCATGGGTTGTTTTTCCTTATGAGGAGTGGTGGAAGTGAGTACGGTACAAAGTCTTACAAATCATTTAAAACATTTAGAAGACATACACCGAGAACTAGATAAAAAGATCACAAGGCATTGGGAACATCATGATAGTGATGAAAAAATAAAGAAAGAGAAGTTTGAAAAACTTGCTCTAAAAAGAGAAATAGAAGAACTAAAAGAAAGAATAGAACAAAAGGACATCCACGTCCATAACTCGGAGAAACAAGATGGAAACAAGCAAGAAGATTAAACAACGATTGCAAGAAGCCGGTGATAGGTTTTGGGCAGGAGATAATATTTCTGCACACATTAAAGAGGGAGAAAAGCAACAACTAATCGACGAACTTGCAATTAAGTTTGAAGATGTATTACAAGGACTTGTAATTGATACTGAGAATGACCCTAACAGTAACGACACAGGTAGGCGTCTAGCAAAGATGTATATCAACGAACTAATGGCTGGTAGGTATGAGCCTATGCCTAATGCAACTGCTTTCCCGAATGACAGTGATGATAGATACGAAGGTATGTTAGTAGTAAGAAGTGAACTTACAAGTATGTGTTCGCATCATCATCAAATAGTTAGAGGTGTAGCATATATTGGTATTATTGCCGCAGACAAATTAATTGGACTAAGTAAATACACAAGAATTGCACAATGGTGTGCAATGCGTGGAACACTACAAGAAGAACTTGCTAACGACATTGTTAGAGAGATTCAAAAGGCCACAGGTGCCGAACATTTAGGTGTGTATGTACAGGCTACACATGGTTGCGTTGAGAACAGAGGTGTTAAGGCACATAGCAGTCTTACACAAACAACTGTTCTTAAAGGTGCGTTCAAAGATGACGCAGGTACAAAGAAAGAGTTTATGGATAACATTAAACTACAACAACAATATTCCTGCGATAAGTAATGATTGCTAATAGAAACGGCCATTTGATATACGGTAAACGTGCTGTCTTAATAAGAGATGTTACTGAATCTGTATGTGATAGAAAGAAAATGGATTGGTTAACTCAAAGATTTCCATTAGCAGAACATGAAGTTTTTGAGTGTATTGATTGTATTGCTGACTTAGAAGACTTAGGTCCAGGTGAACATTTAAAATTAAATAATGCTGGTGATGAACAAGATGTACAATTAGAAACAATTAGTATCTCAGATACAATTTTTCTAAAACTTATACAGTTTGGTAGAATATATAATCCGGAATGTACTGATATAGATTTATTATTTGATCAAGGTTTTAAAGTTGCATCTATAGAAGTATTTGAAGATTTAGTAGCAGGACATAGTAATTTTGAAAATTCAGAATTGCATTCTCAAGTGTATAGTGCATACAAAAGATGTCTAGGAAATACTATAGAGAATCATGTTATGTTAAATTTATTAAAGGAATCAAATGACACTTAAATACAGCGAAACATTTTATTCTGCACAAGGAGAAGGCCAATATGTTGGTATCCCTAGTTTGTGGATGAGATTTTTCCTATGTAATTTACAATGTAATGGATTTGGACAAAGTGATCCAACCGATCCAAGCACATATGATTTACCTTATGAAAAGTTAGATATCACAGACATAACAAATGTATTTGATTTGCCTGTGTTTGAAAAAGGTTGTGATAGCAGTTATACTTGGAGTAAGAAATACAAACACTTAATAACAGATAAGACGGTAGAGGAGGCTGTAGACGAACTTACGGCACTTCTACCGCACTCTCAATTTGTACATCCTGCTACAGGGCAAAGTGTACATATGGTGTTTACAGGCGGCGAGCCAATGCTTAAAAACACACAGCCTGGTATGATGCAAGTTATAGAAGAATTTAAACGCAGAAACAATCAACCTATGAATGTTACTGTAGAAACAAATGGCACAAAGCCTATCACAGACGAGTTTGCTGAATACATACAACGTGAATATCCAGCATGGGCTAATGGTTCTGAATGGTACTGGAGTCTAAGTCCTAAACTGTGGAGTACTGCTGGTGAGAAGAATAAGAAAGCAATCAAGCCAGAAGTAATTGGTAGATATGCAGAAGTTAGTCCACATGGTCAACTTAAATTTGTAGTAAATGGAACAGAAGAGAGTTGGCGTGAAGTAGAAGAACATACAAAACTATTTAGAGATGCCGGCTGTAACTTCCCTGTATGGATTATGGGAGTTGGCGGCACATTTGAAGGCTTAGTACAAACTGAAGCCACAATAGCCGATGAGGCAATACAACGTGGATATAATTATACTAGCAGAGTCCACGTACACATATATGGAAATGCAATAGGAAAATAATATGAACGAACATGATAAAAACTTTTTAAAAAATATGAGTCCGTTATTGATAGCGGCACTTGTTATGTTTTTTATGTTAGTAGCATTTGAAACTAAAGCGGATGATCACAATTACACAGAACATGGTATACTTATTACTGAACAAGATTTACAAGTTAAAAGTATCAGGGTAAACAGTATTAGAGGTTACACTATAGTAGATAATGATACTATAAGAGTTAGAACTAATAGACGAGAAGAATTTGATA